CATCAATACAACTAATGGCCAATGGAAAACAAAACAACCAAAGGAGAAGGGTTCCTCCCAACCCTAATCCCCCAAAACCCCGGGCTAACCGCGCTCCTCGGAGGCGGAACATGCGGCCTTCTAACGGGAATGTTACTCTGGTTGGGGCTAACCAAGCTCTCCAGAGATACAACAATCCCACAGGAGGACACCGCCAAACCGGCTCCGATCTACTCACCGCCATCACCATTCAAGAAACGGTGAATGCTGGCGAGTTGCTTGCAGACATTATCATCACTCCCTCTGTTGCTGCAAGACTCGAAGTTCTGGCTGCTGCCTGGCAAAGACTGAGATACAATAGACTCACTTTTGAAGTAAATGCATCCGCTTCTTCAATCGTCGGCGGAGAGTTTGTTGCAGCCTTTGTGTCCGATCCAACGGACAGACCCCCTCTCAAAGATGCTGACAAATGGGTGAAAGCCCACGCTGGATCCATCACTTCATCGTGGTGGAAATCCATGAACGTGAGAGGTCCGTGTCCCCCGCAGATGATGTACACCAGCTTTGAGGAAAATGAGCCGCGCTTCTCATCTCCCGGAAGGTTTGTTGTTGCAGTGGTTAATCCTCCCACATCCGCTGCCACCATGTCAATCTCCCTCTCTTGGGACGTTTCTTTCACCCAACCATCACTCGAAACTTTCATTGAGGATGACAACAACATCTACATTGTCAATGCGTCCTCCAGGCTTCCCATTTCCGACGGAAGTGCTGGCCAGACGTTCAATCCTTACTTGATCAAAGAAGAAAGCGACGGGAGCTTCAATGACAACGACCCCATTACCAACTACCTGGCTGCCACTGACTTCACTCCAGAATTGCCCGATGGAGTGTTGCTCCAGCTACCCCACCCAAAGACCTTGAATTCAGACACTGGTGCTTCAGGCGCTCCAGAAAACGCCATCGTCACACATATTGGGGTTGCTGATGGTGCCGGACGGATCGGCTACTTTCTCCGGACTGAAGCCGACTACTTCCAGCTCCTGGCAGGCTTCCCATTCTCCATTCGACCAGTCGTGGATTCCATCAACCAGGCTGGTACCATCTATGATGGAGAAGCGGAAAACGAGGTGGCGACCCTAGCCGCGCCCTCGCGGGGCCGCCGATCATTGACATCGGGCCCAGTCTTGAGCCGCTCATCCAAGGGCAGAATGCTGTCCTTGCTAAACTCCAAGAGATTCTAGATGCCATCATTGCCAATGCACCAATCACATCCGGTGCTATCGAGGCTATCGGAGAACTTGACGGAATCCCGACCGAATTTATCGGGACTTTTGCCATTGAGTGATTACCGCCGTTGGTGACGTTCCGAAATACAACACACCCCCTAGCTCACGGGATACTGAGCCGCTGATCGCACAACTTTTCG